GGACTTCAAAATCAGCAGCAACCACCTGGAACAAATGGTCAACAGTCCCCTATGGGTGAAGGTGGAGGAGTACCTGGAGGTGGAGCAAGTCAAGGTGTTACAGGTAATGGCGATGGCACAATCGGAACAGGAAATGTACCGATGCCAGGGGAAAGTGAATTTAGTCAAGCAGCTCCTCCTACTGCGTAACCAAATAGAAAATAGATAATGTCAAGTACAGCAAGTAAGAAAGACGAATTAAGAAGAGCCTGTTTATCAGGCAATATGGAGGCGTGTGAACTAATGAAAGATAAACAAGTATTTGCATCTGGCGGTCTAATGTCAGATACGTCAAGATTGTGGAGAATGGAATCTCAATATCCAGAATTTCAAAAAGGCATAGCTTCTAAAGTAACAAAAGAAAATGTACCAACAGCACCAATAGAGGAACAATATATGTACAGTCCAACACAACAAGGCTATGCAGAAGGTGGCTCAGTCTACGATGTAACAGGTTCTATGTTAGCACCTGAAGTACCATTAGACTTTCAAGATGGAATGCCAGGTGATATGCCAATGGATATGCCAGGTGGAATGCCAATGGAAGAAGATACAGGTGAACTTCTAACACCAGAAGAGACAGAAGTATTTAGTCAAGCATTGTCTGACTACCCAGAACTAGAACCTATACTAACTAAGCTAGGCTCTGCTCTAGTTGAAGAGTCAATGGAAGCTCCAATGGAAGGCGTAGTAGAAGGACCAGGTACAGGCACTAGTGATTCTATTGATGCTAAGTTATCAGATGGTGAGTTTGTCTTTACTGCTAAAGCAGTTAAACAACTCGGAGTAGATAAGCTACGTAAGATGATGGACAAAGCAGAAATAGACTTTGATGACTCTTCAGATAAACAAACTTTTGCTCAAATGAGTGATACAGGATTCGCATCAGGTGGTTTAATTAACCGACCTGTGTATAGATAAGAATTATAAACTAACTACAAACCCCCAGTCAAACTGACGAGACATAGACTGACTTTGTAGTGATAGCCCCAAGGCTACTCCTTTCAGGACACCTTGGATTTTAGTAACCCCGAAAGCCACCCCATAATAATGGGCACTTAATGGAGGTCAATATGACAACAGCAACAGCAACGGAGGAAATCCAACAACCAACAGCAAACCCTTATAACGCAAAGAAGCGGTGGGACAACAGCAATAAAGATGCCAAGATAGGCGTACAAAGTGCTGATGATTCCTTAGCCTACCTTGCCCCTCGTAAGGAAGCAGTCTTATCTAACGGTAGAAAACCAATCTTAGAAGAAGAAGCTACTACAGAAACTGCTCCCCAAGAGGCCACCAAGGAAGACGATTCTTATAAAGAAGAACCCAATGAGAAATTCAAGAAGGTTGACTTTAAAAAACGTTATGATGATTTGAAGAAACATTACGATAGAAAACTAGGAGACTGGAAGTCTAAAGAACAATCTCTCAAAGCAGAGATGTTATCTAACCGACCTACCTATACCGCACCTAAAACCCCAGAAGAACTGGCTACTTTTAGAGAGGACTATCCAGATGTTTATGATGTAGTAGAGACAGTAGCTCATATGAGAGCTGAAGAACAACTGGCTGATTTACAGACACAAGTTCAACAGTTATCAGAGAAAGAGAATGCAGCAAACCGTAGGGCAGCAGAGCAAGAACTTCTTAATCTGCACCCAGACTTCACAGAGATTCGAGAGTCTGAACAGTTTCACGATTGGGCAAGAGTCCAACCAGAAGCTATTCAATCTTGGATTTATGAGAACAACGGTGATGCTACATTAGCTTCGAGAGCAATTGACTTGTACAAACAAGATGTTGGTATTTCCCCTAGTAAAGCTGAGGCTGTGTCGAAAAAAACTAGTCCTAAGAAAGATTCAAGAGGCTCTGCTGCAGATGCAGTGTCAGTCAAAACGAAAGTTGAAGACCATTCGCCTCAAGAGAAACTTTGGACAACCTCAGAAATTGCTAACCTTTCTGTTGACCAGTATGAAAAACTTCAAGATGAACTTGATGATGCTTTCACAACTGGGCGAATAGTAAACGGTTAGTTTTATTAAGTAATAAGATAAGTACATACCTACATTACTGTAGTTGTTTACTTTCTAACTAGGAGAAAGATATGGGTTTTGAAGCAGGAACAACCCCAAATAACTTTCTGAAAGCCACAGCGGGGCAAACTAACTCGTTCTGGCTACCAGAAGTTTTTTCAAAGAAGGTACAAGTTGCCTTTCGTAAATCAGCAGTAGCTGAAGCAATCTGTAACACAGACTATATGGGCGACATCGCTCAGTTCGGTGATACAGTTAACATCATCAAAGAGCCAACTATCACAGTATCTGATTATTCGCGTGGTATGGCTACACTTCTTGATACAGAGCTAAGTGACCAAGAGTTAGTATTATCAATTGACCAAGCTAAGTACTTTCAGTTTAAGGTTGATGACTTAGAGAAGCGTTTCTCTCACGTAAACTGGCAACAGATTGCGTCTGACAACGCAGCGTACCAGTTAAAGGATGCTTTTGATACTAACGTAATTGCAGCAGCTGTCTCAGGTGCTACCTCTAATACGTATGGTACTACTTCAGCACCAATTGATACTGGTTTTGGTTCATCAGAAGTAGACCCGTTAGATGTGTTAGCACGTCTTGCCCGTCTATTAGATGATGCAAATGTCCCAGATGAGAATCGTTGGGTTGTTGCTAAACCTGAGTTCTATGAAGAGTTAGCTAAGACTAGTTCTAAGTTAATGTCAGTTGATTATAACCAAGGTAACGGTGGTCTACGTAATGGTCTAGTTGCATCAGGTGAGCTTCGCGGCTTCAAGATGTACAAGTCTAATAACGTACCTACACCTGGCGGTACAGCTACACATAGCGTACTAGCAGGTCATATGTCTGCGGTATCTTGTGCACAAGCACTATCTACAGTTGAGTCTATTAGAGATAATAACTCATTCAAAGATATTGTTCGTGGTCTATTAGTTTGGGGTCGTAAAGTATTACGTCCTGAAGCTTTAGCGATTGCACAAATCAAGATTGACTAAGTAGTACCCTTTAAGGAGTTTCTTCGGAAGCTCCTTATCCAAATTATATAAGAGGAAGCGATGTCACATAAAACTTATTTAACTATTACTAATGATATATTAGGTGAATTAAATGAAGTACAGCTAACTTCTTCTAACTTTACGAATGCTAAAGGCATTCAGAAATTTGTTAAAGATGCTATTAATAGAGCATACTTTGACATAGCTAACGAGAACCCAGAATTCCCTTGGTTAGCTACGACAACAACAGATGCTACAGAGTACGGTAATAACTTTGTAGATACAATATCAGGACAGCGTTGGTACTACTTGAAGAAACATTCTAGTGGTGCACACGGAACTGCTAAAGATTTTGGTAGAATAGATTGGGATAACTTCTATCTTACTACAGAAGATGTAGGTACTTGTTCAGCAGTAGGTGTATGTTCAGATAGTACATATACAACAGCAGCTACTTGTGTAGCAGCAGAGAAGATGTGGACAGACTATGATGAGTCTACTACTTGTGTATCTCCTAATACTTGGACAGCTACACATACTTCTCCATATGAAAGAGAGACTCTAAAGTTTATTCCTGTAGATACTTGGAAGAAACATTATAGAGAATCAGATGACTCTGCTAAAGATACAGGAGTTTATGGTAAACCTACTAAAATTCTTATGTCTCCTTGTGGTCGTAAGTTTGGTGTATCACCTCTACCTGACAAAGCATATAGAATTTACTTCTATGCTTGGGAACAGTTAGCAGAACTAACAACATATGATGATGAAGTAAAGTATCCAGAGCAATGGACAGCAGTACTGATGGCAAGAGCTAGATATTATATCTGGCAGTTCAAAGAGAATATTCAACTATCTACTTTAGCATTAGATGAATATAAGAAAGGTATAAAGCTTATGAAGGCTTATACAGGTAGACCACAACCATCAGTGATGATGGATGACAGAATAAGGTTTGTTTAAATGGCAGTAGAACAAGGAGTTTCAGTATCAATTGGTGGTGGTCTAGATAAGACTTCTTCTTCTTTTGATTTGTTTAAAACTCCTGGAGCTGCTACTAGATTAAAGAACTTTGAAGCCTCTATTCACGGTGGCTATAGAAGAATTAATGGTTATAGAAAGTTTATAGCTAGTCCTGTTACTTCAGTATCTGTTGTATCTGGAGGAAGTGGTTATAGTAGTAGTGCTTTTCTAACTTTTAAAGATTCAGAAAAGAATGGTACAGGAGCTGCAGGTACGCTTACTATAGTGAGTGGTGTAATCACAGCAGTTACTTTAACCTCTGGTGGTAGTGGTTATCAAATAGAACCATCAGTATCTGTAGTAGATAGTTCTGGTACTGGTGTAAGTTTAACATCTTCAATCAATACATCAACTCTTCCTTCAGGTACAGTAGCTCCTTTAAGAGGAATACACGCACATAAAGAAGGTAGTTGGGCTTGTCAAGATGGTGGTATCTATTGGACAGAAGATGGTTATAACTGGACACAGATAAATAGAGACTATGGTTCTTGTTCTGTAGGAACTCATAGTGCACAGAAAGCTTGTGAAGAAGCTACAGGAGTATGGACACCATCTTGGGGTACTGCTGCTAATATGGCTTCAGGTACAGAGGTAGGACTATCTTCAACAGGACGTTATCAGTTTACTGAATATACGCCAACTAGTGCAGACTTACCTAGAGTTACTGCAGTTAATGGTAGTGATGCTCCTATTTATTTAGAGACTAAAATAGATAGTGGTGTAAGAAAGTTTAAGTTTTATAGAGGGCTATACGATACCTTCGGGCTATCTAAGACAACTCCAGTCTATACTGATATACCAAGACCTCAGTATTGTGAAACTCACGATGACCACATTATCATAGGAGCTTGGTCTACTAAACCAGAAGTAGTTTATATCAGTGATAGATACGATGATACTTCTTTTACATCAGCTTCTTCACTCTCTTTAAATGTAGGTGATGTAGTAACAGGCTTAAAGACATTCCGTGATGATTTAATTATATTCTCTAGACGAAGTATAAGTAAACTTATAAACATTAATAATACAACTACTATTTCTGTTATTGATGTAACTAGAAACATTGGTTGTTTGGATGGTTTCTCAATTCAAGAGATTGGTGGTGACCTTGTATTCCTAGCACCAGATGGTATTCGTACAGTTGCTGCAACAGCCCGTATTGATGATATTGAATTATCTTCTATATCCCATAAGATTAATCCTGTTATCAATGATATTGTTATTAACATAAATGATTATGATTTATCTAGTTCTGTTATACGTGCACAGAATCAATACAGATTATTTTATACTAAAGAAGCTACAAACAAGTTATCTCAAAAAGGTATTGTAGGAACTTTTAAGATTAATGCTCAAGGAATTCCTATGTGGGAATGGGCAGAGTTACAAGGTATAGAGGCTGCGTGTTTAAGCTCTAACTATAATACAAAGAATGTTGAACAAACATATCACGGTGACTATGACGGGTATGTACAAACACATAATAAAGGTAATCACTTTGATGGAGATACCATATCAGCTGAATTCAAAACACCTGATATAGATTATGGGGATATTGGTATTAGAAAAACACTACACTATGTCAAGCTATCTATAAAGCCTGAAGGTACTAGTGATATTAATATGGACTTAAGATATGACTTTGAAGACCCAGAGATTTCACAACCTAAAACTTTTTCACTAGGTTCTTTAATCTCTCCAGCATTATTTGGAGTTGCTATCTTTGGAGTATCTAGATTTGGTAGTCCTGAAGTACCTATGAGTAAAGTTAACATATGGGGAAGTGGTTTCTCAAACAGTTTTAAATTTCATAGTAATGATAAAAATCCTCCGTATTCAATTCAAGGTATGTACGTAGATTTAATTCCAGCAGGAAGGAGATAATAAATGGGAACAGCATATACAAGACAATCATCATTCTCTGACGGAGATACTATCAATGCTAACTTATTCGATAGTGAATATGATAAGTTAGTAGAAGCCTTTGATAAAGCTTCAGGTCACTCTCACGATGGTACAGACGGAGAAGGTGGTCCAATAACTAAGGTAGGTCCGACACAAGATATTATTATCTCAGGTACTACAGTATTACCTAAGACAAATAATTCAATTGATTTAGGTTCTTCTACCTATAAGTTTAAAGACGCTTACTTTGCAGGTAACATAACAGCAGATGGTTCTATTACTTATAACGGTAACGTAGTATTAGGTAGTGACTCAGCAGACACACTAACAATCAATGCCACCATTCAAGGTGGTTCTTTACTATTTGAAGGTGCTACAGCAGATGCCTTTGAAACTACATTAGCTATTCCTGATGCTACTGCAGACATTACAGTAACATTACCTAATGCTACAGATACATTAGTAGGTAAAGCTACAACAGATACCTTAACTAACAAGACACTAACATCTCCAGTTATTAGTTCTATTACTAATACAGGTACTCTAACATTACCTACAAGTACTGATACATTAGTTGGAAGAGCTACAACAGATACCCTAACTAATAAGACATTAACATCAGCAGTTCTTAATAGTTCAATCAGTGGTACTTCTATTAAAGATGAAGACACTATGTCTTCTAATAGTGCTAGTCACTTAGCAACACAACAATCTATTAAGGCTTATGTAGATGCACAGGTAACAGCTCAAGACTTAGATTTCCAAGGTGATTCAGGTGGTGCTCTTAACATTGACTTAGACTCTGAGACATTGACTGTTGCGGGTGGTACTGGTCTAGCTTCTGTAGGTTCTGGTAATACAGTAACTATTAACATTGACTCTACAGTAACTACACTTACTGGCTCACAGACATTAACTAATAAGACATTAACATCACCAGACATTAACTCTCCTGATATTGATGGTGGTAACATTGACGGTGCTACTATTGCTACATCTGATGTAACGGTAGGCACAGGTAAAACATTAGATGTATCAGCAGGTACTATAACTACTTCTTCAGCACAGAAGAAAACTATTATTGAAGGTGCTGCATCAGATGTAGATATTGGTGCTTATGAATTAAGAGCTAAGACTTTAGAAGCAGATGTAGCTACAGGTACAGCTCCTCTTACAGTTGCTTCAACTACACTAGTTACAAACTTAAATGCTGATAAACTAGATGGTGCTGACTTAGATACCACTACTACACTAGGTACAAGTGATACTAAAGTACCATCTCAGAAAGCTGTTAAGACTTATGTAGATGCTCAAGTTACCGCATCTGATTTAGACTTTACAACAGATACACCAGGTACTGCCTCAGTTGACTTAGACTCTCAAACACTTACTATTAGTGGTGGTGAGGGTATGGATGTAACTCATTCAGGTCAGACTATTACAGTTACAGGTGAGGATGCTACAATATCTAATAAAGGTATTGCCTCTTTTGCTACAGCAGACTTCTCAGTAACTTCAGGTGCAGTATCACTACAAGATATTACTACTACTCATATTGCAGCAGGAACATTAGTAACAGAAGCAGAAGGTATTGCTAGTAATGATACTGATACTACCTTACCTACTTCAGCAGCAGTTAAAGATTATGTAGATACAGCAGTAGCTAATGAAGATACACTGGCAGAGATGAATGATACTTCTATCATATCTCCTGCAAACAGTCACTTCTTAGTGCACAACGGAACTAATTGGGTAAACGAATCAGGTGCTACAGCAAGAACATCTTTAGGTGTAGATGCAGCAGGTACTATTAACTATACTCACCCGACACATACTGGTGATGATATAGATGTAGATACAACTGCTTTAACTGGTGCTGTAGTAATCAGTGATATTGATATTAATGTTACTACCGATGCTCTAGGTCACGTTACAGATGCTAATGGAGCTATTGCAACTAGAACACTTACTTTAGCAAATCTTGGTTATACAGGTGCTTCTGATGCAAATAAGTATGAGCATCCTACAGGTGCAGGTGATAAGCATATCCCTACAGGAGGTTTAACAGGACAGTTTCTAAAGTATGATTCTTCAGGTACTGCTGTATGGGCAGCTGATAATGATACAGTTTATAATTTATCAGCAGCAACTGCATCTACATTAGGTGGTATTAAGGTAGGTACTAATCTTAGTATTGCTTCAGGAGTTTTATCTTCTACAGATACTAATACAACTTACTTAGGTGGTACAGGTATTACTTTAACAGGTACTACATTCTCAACAGACTATGGTACTGCAACAGGTACAGCAGCAGAAGGTAATCATACTCATACAGGATATGAAGCAGCAGGTAATGCAGTTGCAATGGCAATTGCTCTTGGTTAATAAATAGATAGGAAATAAAAATGGCAAATACATTTAAACGACAAACAAGTAACAGTATTGGCTCTAGCTATACAACAGTCTATACCGTTCCAGGGTCTACCACTACAGTTATTATTGGAGGTGTGGTATCCAATACAGGAACAGGCACAGTCAATGTAGAGGTTGCTGTGAATGATGGTACTAATGATATCAACTTAACAGGTAAAGACACACCCATCCCAGCAGGTACAGCATTAAGCTTTATTGATGGTAAGGTAGTACTTCAAGCAGGAGATGTTATTAAAGCTAAAGGCTCAGTTGCAAATGAACTAGACGTAATGCTTTCTATAATGGAGATAACCTAATGTCGGGATATATCGGTAAGGGCACACCAGTAGCAGTTGAAGACGGTTCAGTAGAGATTGATGACCTCAGTGCTACTGGCACACCATCCTCTACCACATTCCTTAGAGGTGATAACTCTTGGACAACCGTTGATACTGACTTAGTTAGTGATACCTCTCCTCAGTTGGGTGGTGACTTAGATGCTAATGGTAAAGATATTTCAGGCACAGGTAAGTTTGTAGCCTCTAGTACAAGTACAGGCGACTATGTAAGAATGTATGGTTCTACTGGAACAGGTAAGTGGGATATTTACGGAAACGGTGCTAACCTTAGATTCAGTGATAATGAGACTGCTGGGTCTGTTGTTTTCGATACCAGTGTTGGTATTGGTACTTCGTCACCTAGTACTAAGTTGGATGTCCAAGGTGCTCTCTCTATATCTAACAGTGCTGCTTCTTACTGGACGATTGACCGCAATGACGATAACGGTACTCTACATATTGCTGATAGTGGTGTAAACCATTTAAACTTAGATGTTAATGGCAACGTGGGTATCGGGACTTCGTCGCCCTTTAGTCCTCTTCATTTAGGTGGTGCTGGGAGTGCTTCTCCCTCAACTTCCGGGAATATGGCGAATAATGGTATTACCATTAGTAACGGTCTAGGTGGGAGAGCAATTCAAATAGGTGTAGATGATACAAATGCTAGAAGTTATATTCAAGCGGGCTATGTTAATAACTCAAATGTATCAAATCATCTGTCGTTCTTAAGTGGTGCTACTGAAAGTATGCGCATAACCTCAGACGGCAGAGGCTTATCCCAGTTCACTGCTAAGGCTTGGGTGCATTATGACCAATCTACAAATACTATTGATGATAGTCATAATATCAGTTCCGCTACAGATTCATCTACTGGTAATTTTAAAATACATTTTACTAATAATATGGCTAATTCCACTTACTGCCCTGTATCAACAGCAGGTGGAATAGGAGGAACTAGCGGTGATGAATCTTTCAATGTAGTCATAACGGGTGGTATAGGAACAAGCTACACTCAGTTTAGGTCAAGACATAGATACACCTCTAGTAACACTACTGATAATATACTGAACGCTATCGTTTGGTTTGGAGATTAAGATGAAGATTATTTACCCAACAACAGATGGACTCTCTCAACTAATCCCAGCACCTAATTTCCTAGCAACACTTGAAGGCACTGACGAAGAAAAGTTAATCCATATTGCTAACAAAGATTTACCTACTGGTACACCTTACGAGATTACCGATGAGGATTTATCTGACAGAACATTCAGAAACGCTTGGGAATATGTAGCAGGGTCTGATGAGAAAACTTCAGATGACTTATCACTTGATGACCAACTCAAGTACAACCATATTACTCAGGAGGACTACGATGCCAGTAACGGTTAATTTTACTAAGGCTCAAGACATTACAAAGGAACGCTTACGAGCAGACCGTAAACCTCTACTAGAAGAGCAAGATGTATTGTTTATGAGAGCGACTGAAGATGGTTCTGATACTGCTTCTATTGTGGCAGAGAAACAAAGACTAAGAGATATTACTAATCAGGTAGATACGATGACTACCTTAGACGAACTTAAATCAGTGGAGATTAGCTAATGGCTGGATATATTGGAAGACAACCCTTATCAGAAGCAGTACAGAGTAGAGCTAAGTACACAGCTACTGCTAACCAAACTACATTCTCGACTGCTTATCAGCCAGGATATGTAGACGTATATCTTA